CAAGCGTTAAAAAATATAACTCAAAATCTAAGAGAAGTATCTAGTGAAATGAAGTTGGTTAGCGCTCAGTACAGTAAAAATGATACAAGTACACAAGCGTTAACAGCTAAAAGCGACGTACTTAATAAGAAATTAGAGCAACAAAAGGAAAAAGTAGCACTATTAAAAAAACAATATGCCGAAATGGCTAGCCAGTATGAAGTTAACAAAACTAAAAACGACGCTTTAGCTAAAAAGTATGACGAAGAAAAGAAAAAACTAGATAATTTAGCTAAAACAGTCGGCACAACTTCAACGGAATATAAAGAGCAAGAAAAAGTAGTGGCAGACTTAGGAGAAGAACTAAAAAAATCAGAAGCTAATCAAGAAAAAAATACTAGAACTATGAGTAATTTACGTATACAGCTTAATGGAGCTGAGGCAGACGTAGCGAAAACGACTAGAGAAATAGACGGAATGGCTAGAGAAATGGAAGAAAGCGCAGAATCTGGAGACGAGTTAGGCGGTGCAATGCAAAACGCTAGTGAGGGAGCAGAAAAAGCAAACGGCGGGTTTACAGTATTTAAAGGCGCTTTAGCTAATTTAGTATCTAATGTTATTCAAAACGCTATATCTAAAATGCAAGAACTTGTATCAAATACTATAGAAGTTGGCGCAAAGTTTGAGGATTCTATGGCAAAAGTACAAGCTATTAGCGGAGCAAGCAATAAAGATATGCAAAAACTTTCTGAAACTGCTAAAAAATTTGGTTCAACTACAAAATTTAGTGCGTCAGAGAGTGCAGACGCTTTAGGATATATGGCTCTAGCGGGTTGGGATGCTAACAAGTCAGCAAGTGCACTAGAAGGAGTTTTAAACTTAGCTAGTGCGTCAGGGATGGACTTAGCTAAAGCGTCTGACATGGTAACAGATTATTTAAGCGCTTTCGGAATGAGTGCAGATAAAAGTACTTATTTCGCTGATATGTTAGCATATGCGCAAGGTAACGCAAATACTACAGCAGAACAACTAGGAGAAGCTTATAAAAATTGTGCGTCAATTATGCATAGTTCAGGACAAGACGTAGAAACAACAACAGCACTTTTAAGTATGTTAGCTAATCAAGGGCTGAAAGGTTCTGAGGCTGGAACGGCATTAAGTGCGATGATGAGAGACATGACGTCTAAAATGAAAGACGGTAAAATAGCTATAGGTGATACGCTTGTAGCCGTACAAGATAGTCAAGGTAATTTTAGAGACTTAAGCGACATTTTAAAAGATGTAGATAAAGCAACTCAGGGAATGGGAGACGCTCAAAAGGCTAGCGCTTTACAGTCGACTTTTACAGCTGATTCTATAAAAGGTTTAAATATGATTTTAAACGGTGGAGTCGATAATGCTAATAAGTTTGAAGACGCTTTAAGAAAAAGCGACGGGACAGCCCAAAAAATGGCGGATACCATGAATAATACTCTTAATGGCGATATGACTACGTTAGGTTCTAAAATTGAGGGCGTACAAATTGCATTGTATGAAAAATTAGAGCCAGCTTTAAGAAGTGGAGTAAAAGCATTACAAGGACTAGCTGACGCTATGAAATGGTTAATAAATCATGGTACAGAAGTAAGCGCTGTAATAATCGGAATTGCTACAGCAACAGCTACATATATAGCTTTTTCTACAGCCTTAAAAGTAATGACGGACGGATGGAAAGCTTTAACAATTGTAACAAAATTACAAGCGGGAGCACAAGCAGTATTAAACGCTGTAATGAGTGCTAACCCTATCGGCGTAGTAATTGCATTAATAGCTGGTTTAGTTGTTGCTTTTATGACTTTATGGAATAATTCGGAGTCATTTAGAAAATTTTGGATAGGCTTGTGGGATAATATTGTAACAGCTGTAAGCCCCGCAATAGACGCAATTAAAAGCGCGTTTTCTATTACGTGGGATACAGTTAAAAGTATATGGAGCGGAGCGGTTAGATTTTTCTCTAGTGTAATTAGTGGTATTATCGCGGTATTTTCTCCCGTAGCTAGCGTAATATCTAATATATTTAGTGTTGCATGGGCGGGAGTACAAGCGGTTTGGAATATAGCAAGTAGTTATTTTTCGGCTGTATGGGGAACTATAAAAGGTATTTTCTCGGTAGTTAAAGCTGTATTATCGGGCAACTTTGGCGACGCTTGGAACGCAATAAAAGGAATTGTTAACGGTTGGGGCAATTATTTCGCAACTATTTGGAATACAATAAAGGGCATTTTTAGCCCAGTAATTAGCTTTTTTAGAAATGCGTTTAGCGGAGCTTGGAACGCAATAAAGAATGTTTTTAGCCCTTTTGCTAGTTTCTTTAGTGGGCTATGGAATAGAATAGCTGGAACTTTTAAAGGACTTGGAACTACAATAGGCAATGCAATAGGTGGAGCTGTAAAAAGTGCTATAAATGGAGTAATATCAGCAATAGAAAATACTATTAACCATGCTATAGGCTTAATTAATAGTGCTATAGGTTTAATTAATAAATTACCTGGCGTACACGTCGGAAATGTAGGAAATTTAAGACTTCCACGACTTGCAAAAGGTGGAGTAGTAAATAGTCCTACAATTGCAGAAATCGGAGAAGCTGGTAAAGAAGCGGTAGTACCTTTAGAAAATAACTTAGGTTGGTTAACTAGAATGGCTGAGTTATTAGCTAAAAATTTAGTCCCAACACTTTCAACCATGAGCAGGAACGTTAATAGCGCAAATTATAACAATAATAACAATTATAACGATACTGTAAATGCTTTTAAAGACGCTCTCGGGAAGATGAAAATAGTACTAGACGACGAAGAAATGGGACACTTCATTGAAAAAACAGTATCAGACGCTATATATACATAAGGGGGCTTTTATGATACCATACGTAGTAATAAATGGTATCTCTTCCAAACTAATTAAAGGCTTGTTAATTTGCAAACTACCGCCGATTAGCAAGCCGAAAATTAGAACAGAAATAGAAGAGATAGACGGAAGAGACGGCGATATAGTAACTACGCTAGGATTTAGCGCTTATGATAAGCCGTTATCTATTGGTTTATATGGAGAGTATGACGTAGACGACATTATAGAGTACTTTAGTACCTCAGGTAAGATAGTTTTCAGCAACGAGCCTGATAGGTATTACAAGTTTGCTATCTACAATCAAATAGATTTTGAGAGGCTGATTAGATTTAAAACGGCGACAGTAAATTTACACGTACAGCCGTTTAAGTATTCAGACGACGAGACAGCGATTAGTTATAGCTATGCTGATGATACAACACAAGCAAGTATAACCGTTAGAAATAGTGGTAATTACTTCTCTAAGCCTACTATAACAATTAAAGGCAAAGGACATATAGAGCTAGCTCTTAATAATACCCAGCTATTTAGTATTAGCTTAGCTAGTGCTGAAGCTGACGAAACAATTATTATTAACAGCGCTGATATGAACGCCTACGATATAGACGGTAACTTTATGAATAGAAGTGTAAGCGGTAACTATGATAACCTTAAATTTAACGCTGGTATTAATACAGTAACAATTAACGGGGATATATCAGAGGTTACTATTTCTGATTATTCTAGATGGATTTAAGAAAGGGGGTTAAAATGGATACTTTTTATAATGCCGTAAGAAAAGACATAACCATGATTAAGGGAGACACGCTGGCGTTTAATTTCCAGCTACAAGGGCTAGCTGGAGCTGAGCTAGTAGGCGCTACTATGACATGTAGAGAAAAACCAGAAAGCGCTGATTATTATTTCAAAAGAGAACTTAACAACGGTATCACGTTGATTAACTTCGACAGTACCACGGATACAGCTACTTACTCAGTAAGGGTAAGACCCGACCAAACTAGAGACTTATTTGTGGGACGCTATTATTATGACTTAGAAATCCAAGTAGATAATGATGTTCTAACGCTAATGAAAGGGCGATTAACCTTAGACTATGACGTAACGAGGAGGTAAAAATGCACGATATTATTTTTAAAACAGTGCTTTTAAAAGGCGAATCAGGAGCAATAACAAGTATTGAAAAAACTGATACAAGTGGTCTAGTAGATACATATACCATTACATTTAATGACGGAGAAACGAAAGAGTTTGACGTGACAAACGGGAGAGCAATAGTTAGCGTTGAAAAAACCTCATCTGTAGGCTACGTTGACACATATACAATTACTTTCAATGACGGAACTACAACAACTTTTCAAGTTGAAACAGCTTCTATTACAGTAGACTCGTCTTTTTCAGATACTTCTACTAATGCTTTAGAAAATAAAACTATTACAGATAAATTTGCTACAGTAGATAGTAATATTAACAATGTAACTACGAAAGCAGATACAAACGAAATCAAGATAAATAAGATTGATACTAATATAATCCCTACAACGTCAAACGAGACAACTACAACAGCTAGTCAGTCATACGCTGACGGAAAGTTTTTAACATTGAATGGCTTATTAAGAAAAGTAACAGCGTCAATTTCGCAAGGTGATACAATTAATAATAGTAATTCTGAAATTACAACATTATCGGATGAACTTACAAAACAACAATATAAGTTTGAGCAAAGACTTGGAAATATAGGATTTTATTTCGAAAGTAAGGTTGCAATAATGGAAAATACAAGTGATGCGTATAGAGTTTACACAGATGATTATATTCAAGAATTATTTGATGATACACGAGACCCCGCATTAACTACATCAATGTTTGTATCAAATGGAGATACAAATGTAATGAGTGCACATATAACAGGATGTTCTCATGTTCCAAACAATGGATGGCATGTGACTTTTGGTAATAATGTTCCACAAGGGAATTTGATGAGACTAAATATATTATTACTTCATGTATATTCATAAGGAGGCAAATAAATGAAAAAAATAGTATTTAAAAATGGAACGAAAGCGTTTTTTGACGACGGAAGTACAGAAAAAGAACTTATTTTAATTGTATCTAAATTTGCAGATATAGACGAACTCTCTAGCGAATTTACAAAAGATAACTATAACGGCGGTACTTTCGAGGAAAAAACTATTGAAAACTTAATACCGTTAAGAATTGTAGCAGAAACAAATCAAAACAGAATAATAGCTAGATTTATTAGCAGAGAAAAAACAAGAGACGAAATCTTACAAGAAAAAATCAACGAATTAGACGAAATGTTAGCAAAATTAAAAGGTAAAGCATAAGAGAAAGGCGTACAGCATGAACACTAGCATGAACTTTACACCAAGAGACATTATTACAATAATTTTAGCAGTAAGCACTGGAATAGTTACATTTTCTAGTGGATTAACAGTTATTATAAATTGGATAAATAAAGCAAGGCAACCAGAGTTTAAACAAAATGAAAGGATAACAGTACTTGAAAGAAAGGTAGAAATGCATGAAAAAATTTTAGAAAAGTATGAAAAATTCTTAAAAAATGACGACGAACGTCTCAGACAAATAGAAGAAAGTAACCGTATCACTCAACGAGGTATGTTAGCGCTTCTAAAACATTCAATTAATGGAGAAGACATAGAAAGTTTAAGAAGAGCCGAAAAAGACTTAGAAGAATATTTAATAACAAAAGATTAGGAGTATAACACATGATAAAAGTATTTGGGGCTACTGATAAGTTATACAGTAGCAACGGCGATATAGTAATACAACCCACAAAAGCAAGAATACATAATAAAGATAACGGAAATTTTTATTTAGAGTTAACTTGTGGAGTAGAATATAACAAATATATATCAAGTAATAATATTATAGTAGCCCCTACCCCACAAGGGGATCAAGCTTTTAGGGTATCAGATATTACAAAGAGTAGCAATAAATTAAATATTAAAGCGTGGCACGTATTTTATGATACTAAAAACTATCTTATACAAGATAGCTACGCCGTAGACAAGACGTGTAACGACGCCTTAGACCATTTTAATAATGCTACGGACACGCCTAGCCCGTTTACGGTTATATCTGATAATACAGATGTTAATACTTATCGTTGCGTAAGAACCTCATACCTAGACTGTATTAAAAATGTATTAGAGCGCTGGGGTGGACATCTTAAGCGTGATAACTGGAATATCGGTATTTATAACGATATAGGCGTAGATAATGGCGTTACTATCCAGTATAAAAAGAACTTAAAAGAGCTATCGGCTGAGTATAAATGGGACAACGTAGTTACTAAGTTATTGCCCGTTGGAGCTGACGGCTTAATGTTAGACGACGTATATATATACGCCCCTATCTCTTACGATATTCCATACACTAAGACGGTATCTTTTGACCAGTCCGACGTTAACGAGGAAGATTTTACTATTAACGGCGTACTAAACGAGGACGCTTATAAAGATGCGTTAAAAGATGATTTGACCAAGCAAGCTACTAAATACGTTAATACTTATTGTTATCCACTAATCAATTACACGTTAAAGGCTCAGCCCGAAAAAGTAACAGATATAGGCGATATAATTAACGTTATAGACGAGCGTATAGGCGTTAACGTTGAAACTGAGGTTATTAGCTATGAGTACGACGCTATCACGGAAAAGTATGTTAGCTTAGAGTTTGGGAACTTTAAGAACTCGCTTAATAACCTTATTTCAAATATTACCAGCGAAACAGCTACTAGCATAGATAACGCCGTTATTTCTTTATCGTCTACGCTGGTAGACGCTCTTAACACGGCTCAGGATAAAATTTGGAACGCTTTAGGCTCTAGCTATTGTATCTACGAGGGCGATAAAATACTTATCGTAGATAACCTACCGAAAGAGGATGCTACTAACGTTATTATGATTAACTCGGCTGGTATCGGCTTTAGTAATACTGGTATTAACGGTAACTTTACTACGGCGTGGACTATTGACGGCACGTTTAACGCTCAGGCTACTAACGTTATTAACCTTACGGCTAATCTAATTAAAGGCGGTACGCTTAAGCTAGGCTCAGCACTTAACCAAGCTGGTAAAGTAGAGGTATACGACGAGTCTAATACGCTTATATGTACGATTGATAAAAACGGGCTTATCATGTACGCCTCAGACGGTAGCTATATAGTATTAAATCAGGACGTAGGGCTTGTAGCTTACGACGGTATAGGAAACCCTATTTACTGGGTAGCAGATAACGAGCTACATATTTCTAAGGCTGTAGTAGAGGAAGAAATAACGCTTTGTAGTAAGCTAAGATTTATTCCTATGCAGATTACCGAAAACGGCGTAGTAACGGCTGACGGTATAGGACTGGTAGCTAATTATACAAGTGATGATACATTTTAGGGGGGGTAAGGTATGAGTAGCTCAGGTAACTTTAATACAAGCGGTTACGACGGACGCTATTTAAAATTTAGCTGGAGCGTTCAGAGTCAAAGCGTAGCCAACAATACAACTAAAATAGCGTGGAGATTAGAGGGTGCTGGAACTGGTAGCGCCAGCTATTACAAGGCTGGTAACTTTAAGGTTGTTATAGACGGCTCAACCGTATACAGTACGGGGCAAAACGACCGTATTAACCTATATAACGGTACGTTAGTAGCAAGCGGTACATACGCCTTTACGCACAACTCCAGCGGAGCTAAGAGCTTTACGGCTAGCGCTCAGGCTGGTATTTATACATACGCTGTTAACTGTAGCGGTAGTGGTAGCTTTACCCTACCGACTATAGCTAGAGTATCGACTATTAATAGCGTTACTGGTAGCAAGATTACAGATAATTTTAAGGTTAACTATACAGAGTATAGTAGCGCTTTTACTAATAACCTTTTAATTGCTGTTAACGGACAGAGTACAGCTCAAACGATAACAGACTACCAAAACGGCGCTACTTTTAGCCTATCAACGGCGCTTAAAAATGCAATTTACAGCGCTACGGCAACGTCTAAAACCGTTACGATATCGTTTAAGCTGGCAACGTATAACGGTAGTACGTTAGTTGGTACAAGCTCAGCTACTACGGTTACGGTTACTATTAATAACTCTAACCCTAGCATAGATAACGCTACATACGCAGACAGCAACGCTACTACGGTAGCTATTACTGGTAATAACCAATACATTATCCGCAACAAGTCTACGTTAAGCGTAACGTTAACCAACCTGAAAGCTATTAATGGCGCTAGCCTTACTAAGGTTGAGCTTACTATAGGCGGTAGCACTTCTACAGTAACGCTATCAGGTACAACGGTAGCGAGCCAAGTAGTTAACATGGGCGCTATTAACTTATCCAGTAACGACACGCTAACGGTTAAGTTAACCGACAGTCGTAATAATAGCGTGACTAGAACAGTAAACGTACTGGTGTATGACTGGGTAGCACCTACGGCGGTTATATCATGCCAGCGTGAAAGCAATTACTATACAGATACTAATTTATTAGTAAATGCTAATTTCTCCAGCTTAGGCGGTAATAACGCCGTTACGATTAAAGCATATACTAAATTATCCAGCGCCAGCTCTTACGGTAGCGCTATAGATATTACAAACGGACAGACAACCGTATTAAGCCTAGATAATACTAAGGCGTGGAACGTTAAAATTATTGTATCTGATAAGCTGGATAGTACGCCTTACGTTTTATACGTAGACAGAGGACAGCCTATTATATTCTTTGATAGGCTTAAAAATTCTGTGGGGATTAATTGCTTTCCTGAGGATAGCGAGAGCTTAGAAGTTAACGGCTTTAATATTCTTGACCAGCTCTTTTATAAAGCTGGAGATACTTACACCGTATCGGGAAGAATTGTAGATAATGGCTATATTTCAAATAGCACAAAGCAGATAAATTTTACTATTACCTTGCCTAAGTCTATGGCTAACGTAACAGCACAATTAACAGACTTAAGGCTTAACGCTCGACACGCTAACGGCGGTTATATATTCGGTAGTGGTTATGTAACTAACGGTTATAACGTACTTACTGATAGCTCGTTAACCGTTACCATACTTACACAAGCTGACGACTTCTTAACTATTCAGATTGAGAGCGCTACAGCTTTTAGCGGTGTCACTAACAATACGCCAGTATCTATAAGCATGGAAAACTTAACAATTTCATTTAGTTAACGAAAAAC